TGATATACAAGTAGTTCCTACTGCACCTGCAAAGGTTACACTTGTTTCGCCACCTGCTGCCGTATAAGAGAAACTATTCACGCTTGAAGTTGATATTGTAGAACCTCCGTCTATGACTTGAGTCCCTGTTATTGAATAAGCACCTGTACCTTGTAATTTAGCCGAATAAGATGAAGTATTCTCCATTGGGCCATTAATGTCTAAAGAAACTATGTTACAAGTTCCTGCTATAATAGAATACCCATAAGTATTACTTCCGTTGCCGTTATCGTTATCTATTGAGAATCTAACCTCTATTGTTTGCTTGTTTTGAAGCTTACTTAATAAAGACAAATAAGAATAACCTGACAAGGCAATTAAGCCATCTACACTTACATCCCAATTTATTTGAGAACCTATGTACTCTTTATACGAGCCTGTTGCTAAAGTGGTAATCTCTACTTGATCTACAGAAGTGCTAAAAGTACAATTAGTTGAAGCCCCAAATGGAGTTCCTAGTGGTATAGTAGTAGTTACTTGAGCTGGGTTATTAGATTGTGTATAAATGGTAATTTGATTGGTAGTTGTACCTAGGTAAATAACCTTAACTAGAAGCCTATCTGTAGAAGCTATAATTGTTTCGGTAACTGTCATTGCCGTAGTATATAAGGTCTTTGTTAGGGCCGTTAAGGTCGTTGTTGCCGATGTAAATAATATGGTTGCAGTAGTGCCATTATATTTATATAGTTCATACTTAACTTGAGCTCCTGCAAACGCCGTAACAATAGAATAATAAGCACTAAAAGTCCAAGTTCCTGCTGGTATTGTAGTTACTCCAGGCTCTCCAGCATCTGTAATAAACGCAGCTATTGTACCTGCTCCTGTTTTAGTAAAGTTTGATGAGGTTTGTACCTCTTGAGTTCTACTCATTTGCTTACACACAATGCCATCAAACACACCTCCACCAAAATCACCATTAAAGAAATAGTTAGCGTTGCTATCATATTCGTATAAAACTATATTCGTCCCATTAATCGCAGATGCCATTGTATAATTATTTTAATTTTAATATTTGAGGATTTTGAACAAAAGGATAACTAGTTCCATTAAAATTAATCTTATTTAATTTAGATCCCTGAACCGCCCCCTTTACATCCCATCTAAAGTATTTTAAAAGATAATTGTATATATAACCTCCTGTTCCTGTAAAGTCGTATTGAAACTTTTGATTAATCCAATATCCTTTTGATTTAAAATCTGCATTTAAAACATATTGTGTTTGTAATTCATCCATTGCTATATCTTGATAAACCAATTCAAACAAAGATGTGCTACCTGTTGTTCCTCTTCCAAAATTATTTAATATTGCTAATCCTTGAATATTAGTTAAAGTTCCAATATAATAAGATGTAGCAGCTGCACCAATATCATTATATGTTGAGTTATTTGGTATTGTTTGTTTTAATATCTGTTGCATGAAATAAGGGCCTTGCTCAAATTGTTCATTTCCGCTATTATAAGCAGTACTTTCAACTATTTCTGTTTGTATAGCATCATAATTAAAAACTTGCGTAGCTGAACCAAAAAGGTTAACTATAAAACTACTTGTAATAAAAGTAGGTAATGTTCCTGTTCCATCCCAATATGGTTCATATATATATATTTTTAATATTCCGTCATACGGAACAACTATTGTATTTTTCCATGTAGGAGAAACAGTACTAAAAAAAGATAATAATGTTGGTGTAGCACTCCATACTGCACTAGAGTTTAAATATTGTTGTGATATTGTTGTATCAGTAGGAATTAATTGAATTCTATATCTAGGTCTGCCATTAGCATAATTAGCATCATCCCATGCGATATTTAAGTAATCACCTGACTTTATATCAATAGGATCACTATATATAAAGTTTGTTAAAGAGGCTTCATTAATTACATATGATGTAAATTGTAAACCGCCATTACCATTATATTTATTAATAGTAGGAGTTCCAAATATTGTAAAAGCATCAGGAGTACTAAATGTCCAAGATTGAAAAAACCCATTTAACATTCCTGCTACATTATTAATAGGGCTAGTTATTTTTAAGGAGTTTTTGCCTCTATTTAATGTAACAGATAATGATTCTGAAACTTGTTTAAAGTTATTAGTGGCATCTACTGTTATTGTTGATGGATAAGAACCTGATACCGCAGTACCAGATGTTGATATATATGTATATACATAATAAGTATAAGTAGATTCTCTAGTTATTGAACCATAACTTTGAACCATCCAATGATTATCTTCTTGATATATTTCCCATCCATATAATCTACAAAGCATTTCTAATATCTCATAATGAGTATAGTACTCACCAGGTTGTTTGGCAAAAAAGTTATTTTTAATTGATATAAAATCAATGTTTGGAGTTGAAGCAGATGCAGTTTGATAATATTGATTAACCCATATATCTAATGTTAAATCAGTTTTTCTTAAACATTGACTAACATATTGTATGATTGTATTGCTACTTGTTGCTGTAAAACCTAATAAATTATCTACATTAAAATAATATTTGCTATTTTTTAACCTAGATAAACCATCTATAAAAACAATAGATATTTCTTTTATTCCTAAAACATTAAAATTAACATTCTCAACAGGAGCATAAACACCACTCCATACTGTTTTTGTACTTGTGAAAGAACCTGAATAAGAACCTAATTCTAATGTTGTTTGAAAATCATCCTCATATGGACTAAAAAATTCTAAAACATTAAAATTTTCATCTATAATAGCATTTATTGTAGCTCTTGTTGATATCATTGGAGTATATGAATTACCCTCATTATCTATGGTTTCTATAACAATAGGTGTTACACCGCATTTTAAAGCGTATGTAGCACCTATATAGTCTTTCTTTAATATCCTTAACCTATATGCAGATAACGCTTGTGACGGATCTTGAACATAAATGTCATTGAATACCATTTCGTATTTTACTCCGTATGCCATTTAGAATGTTGTATTATTGTTTCTTTGAGCCTTATTCATCAAAATTAGTAAATCATTTCCGCTTATTCTAGCTTCTAGTGTTCCACCACCACCACCACCCATTAAGCCTTTAAGCTTATCTAATGGAGCAACTACCTCAGGGTTACTTCTAGCACCTGGGTATTCACCCATTAATCCCATTGTAGGGCCACTAACTATACCACCATCTGCAAACTTAGAAACACCTTTTTCTTTTTTAGTTAATTTGGATTTTAAAAATGCTCCAGCGGCTACGGCAGCTATACCAACTCCTAATGCTACAGGCCATGTAAGAGGATCTGCAAATAAAGCGGTTGCTATACCAACTAAAGTTGCATATTCAATTAAAGATTTACCGACATTAATTAAAGCATCTGCTATTAATAATCCTAGTGAATTAAATATATCAACACTTTCGCCAGCAAATGCTTTACCCAAACTATCCGCAAGTAATGTAATCCCATTAGATATTAAATTATTAATAGAGCTATTTATGCTATTGGCAGTATCTTTCCAAGTTTGTTCTAAAAGGGCTATTTGTGATAAATTATTTTCTATGCCTTGGTCTACCCCAGATGTATCAATATTCTTATCAGCATTAAACTGACTTTCTTTTAATGCAAGTAATTCTTTATTAGCATCTTTTAATGATTGAATATTTGCTTTTCTATTATTTTTATTTAATTTTAAGTCAAACTTTGCTTTATTTTGGATGCTAGTTATATCATCATTTAGGAACTTTTGATTTATGCCCCTAATTGCATTAGCAATATTAATTGTATTTTGTTTTTTAATTTGATTTGCCTTTTCAGCAGCTTCTATTAATTTTTGTTCATATATTGCTGCTGCATCTGCATCTGCATTTCTTATTTTTTGTATTTCATTTAAAGTTTCTTTTTCAACTGCTAATCTTTTAAACTTAAACTCATTAGCTATATTTAATAATTCTGTACTAGAAGCCTTGTTAAATTTTGCTTTTTCAACTGCTAATCTTTCTTCTTCATTTAACACTTCAAGTCCAATAGCTCTTTTCATGAACATATCATCCTTGTATAATTGTTGTTCTGCTTTTAATGAATTTAATAAACTAGTATTTTGTTTTAAATCAGGTTTATTTGTTTCTACTCCTGGAACAACACCTGCTTTTTTAGCAGCTTCACCAACTGCTTTAAAAGCATCTTTCATTATTTTTTCATAGCCAACCGCAGTTTTTCCAGCTTCTCCTAATTGTATTTGTTTATTCTTTTCAGCTGATTTTTGTAATTCAACTGTTCCAGATGCAAGAGATTGCACAATACCAGATGGATTCCATTTAGCTTTAAAAAAAGCATCCCATCCATCAACAAACTCAGTAGCATTTTGCATTGATATTTTAATCATCTTTTCGCTTTGTTCAGCTACTAATTTAGCAGCAGCCATTGCAAAAGATAATTTATTTATATATTCAACATATGCAGGGCCTTGGTTTATTAAGGCTTGATTTACACCTTCTAAGTCCTTTTGTTTACCTATTGTTTTTCCAATAGTTTCGTTATATTCATTTATAACACTTTGTTTATCTATATAACCATCTTTAGCTAACTTGACCTTTTCAGTAAGCGATAATACTTGAGCTTGTGCATCTATATATGCAGTACCTGATTCTTTAACTACATTATTATATAATTGTTGTTGTTTTTCTGCTTCTGTTATAGTTATAAATAATGATTTTATTTCTTTTTCATACGAAGTTGTTATTGCTATAAGTGCAGAAAATACAAAATAAATAGCACCACCAGCAGCAGCAAAACTGCCAACCAAGGCAGGTAGGTTATTTTGAATACCCCTAAATCCGTAAGGTAAATCTTGCACAACTAAAGAAAGCGACATCCATTTTTGATTGGCTACTTTTAATGGGGCATTTCCTCCATTTAAAGATTGGCTTAATTTATCATAATTAGCCCTCATCTCTTTAATCTTTTTATCTGCTGGATCTAATCCGTTAGCAACAAGTCTAACCATCTCTTTTTCAAGAGCCTCTAAATTTCTTTGTGTATTTTTAGTTGTTTCACCAAATATCTTAGAAGAAGCATCAATTTTCTTCATTGTTTCAGTAAACCTATCTTCTGCGGTTATAACAATTTTAACACCTTCTTCGTTAGCCATTATATTATCGGTTTAACAATTTTATATTTTTCTAAAACCTGTTTAAGTTCATCTTCCGTCATTACTCTTTGCTTTACAAAGTTACGAGTATCGCAGTCTAATTCAATAAGCTCTTGTGGCTTAACTTTCTTACCCTTGGGTAGCTGAATATTAATAAGTAAAGTTGTTTGCCACCTAGTTCTAATCCACTTTTGCTCTTCCTCGTGTCTATATCCGTACCAAACAAAATCTAATTCAGCCATGGTCATCTCCCAAAACAAATGGGGAAGTACTTTGCACTCCCCCATTGTATATCTTTCTATGTCAATCCACTCTAATTTTTTTTTACTCCATCTTTTTTACTTGACTTTGTTGGCTTATCATCTATACCGCTATTCATACTATCTGCAAGTGTTGTCATCACATCTTGGAACTTTTGTCCACCCATTCCACCCATATCATCTATCCAATCACACACTTCCATTTCTGTAAAGCTTGGAGTAATTCCTTGGGAATACAATGGGTATTCAGCAGCCGATTTTAGTAAATTAACAATAGCATCAAGTGAATCTTTGCCACTTAAAGACCCCCCTATGTCAGAAGGCCCTATCCCTTGTAATTGACAGAATCTTTTAAGACTCCAAGTACAAAAACGCATCGGTATCTTCTTTCCATCGGAAAGAGTTAATTCAAATTGTCCTCTCATATATTTGGTTTTTTTGGTTTGTTTTTACTATGCGTTGGTAGCAATAGTTAATGCTCCTGTTCCTTTGAAAGAAACTGAGTAAGTAACTGGATTCTCCATGTCAGCAGTCATATCTACACTCTCAATAAATGCTTGACCTGAATAAATTACATCTCCTGAAACTGGAGTGATACCACCAACTGTTGAGTTATCTACTGTTGTAAATTTAACTAAAACTGAAGTTCTAGCGATTGCTAAAGCATTTAATTCAGCAGTAGTTACATAAGTAGCAACTGTTCCTGGAACGACTGTAGCTAAACCATCAGTTGTTAAAGACCATGATTTTTGTCCACCAATCTCATCAGCCCATCCTAAGCTTTGTTTTGTAGATGCGTCTGGAGTATCGATAGCCAAACTTAAAGAACATGAAGTCGCAAAACCTATTACTTCAGTTCCAATTAGAACTACTAATGAAGTTCCGTTAAATACACTTGTTGTTGCCATTTTATTTTATTTTTCTTTTATGTTAATTGATTCACGAAATGATCCATTGTTATAACCCTTCTAAACACAT